AGAATGAAATTATTAACATCATACAAGCAAGAGAATCATACAGACAAACAGCAGAGCAACGAACGGAAACTCTACATAATATTAAACATAAAGTTAGAGACTTTTTCAGTGAAGGTCAATGGTATGACAATGATTTCTTTGCAAGTAAAGGAGACATCAATGAGTTACTTGAATCATGCGGAATCAATAAACTTACAACAAAATATAAAGGTACCTATACAATTACAGGAACATTTAATGTTGAAGTAGAAGATGAAGATAATGTTGAAGACTTATTCAAAGACAATGTTACCGTTGAGTTTAATGATGGTGATGTAGATGTTGATGAGATTAAAGTAATGGATATAGAAACAGATGACTAGCCAAGCCTATGTACCGTATAACGGTACTGCTGGATGGTCAGGTACTGAGACTAGTAAAGATAGAGCGTTGTATAACCTGCGTAGTGGTAAGGAATATACTGACCAGCAAATGGCGTTGATGTTATTAAAACATAACCCAAGTGGACTAACATGGAAAGAGTTTGCACATAGAGCAGAGTTACACCACGGCAGCGCCAGTGGTGTGTTGTCAGTACTACACAAATCAGGTGCTATACTACGTACAACACGCAAGCGTGATAGATGCAAGGTTTACATGAGCATCGAGTATGCTGACAAAGTAACGGCTGAAGTATACAACAAGAAAGAAAAGCCTTGTCCACATTGTGGACTTGACACCACAGTATAGCCGTTCACTATACTAGGGTAACTTGCTATAGGGTGGCGGGGTTTCGGTCTCTCTCCTTGTTCCCGCCCCCTATAGTTCTAACAAGGGAGATATATGACAGAAATAACTAGAGACAGATACGGCAGACCTATGGTTGTGCCACCCAAAGGTGGCAAAGCAATACCATACACACGCACAACTACAGTTGCAGGTTCATTAGATGATGGCACTGCATTAGTTGCATGGAAGTTACGCATGGCAGCAGCAGGATTAACACTGCGACCTGACCTGTTGCTCGCTGCATCAGCAGCAAGAGAAAACAAATTAGAGATGGACAAGTTAGTTGAAGATGCTATGCAAGCAGCAGGTGCTACATCTGCAGCAACCATTGGTACTGCACTACATACACTGACTGAAAAGTTAGACAGAGGTGAAGACCTTGGTGTCATACCAGATGATTACATTGCAGACATGCAAGCATACGCTGAAGCAACTAAACACTTCACTAACATCAGCATTGAACAGTTCTGTGTACTAGATAAGTTTAAGATTGCAGGTACACCTGACCGTATCGTTGAATACAAAGGCGAGAAGTTTATCTCTGACCTAAAGACTGGTAGTATTTCCTACCCTAATAAAATTGCTATGCAATTAGCAGTATATGCACACGGCTTGCCGTACGATGTTGCTACGGCAACCCGCGGTAGTTGGGGAGACATCAACACAGAGCAAGGTATAATTGTACATATGCCAGCAGGCAGTGGTAAATGTACCTTGCATTTTGTTGACTTAAAACATGGCTGGAAAGGTATACAGTTAGCAATGAAAGTAAGAACACATAGAGACAAGAAAAATATCTCAACCCCTATCAAGGAGATAGCATGACACACAGCGAAGCACCAATCAGCATCAATCTCAAGACTACAGGTGGTACACAGATTACTCTGCGTGCATCAACACCTGATGAGTTCACACAACTTACATCAGCAATCTTTGAGATTGTAGAAGCAGTAGGAGAAGTCGAAAAAGCAGTGCGTAGCACTGGTTCTAGCGCACCTACAGCAACACCTATTGACCCAACAGTTGGTTATGTATCACACGCAATGGGCGGTACTGTTATTGATAGTTTCACAACATCTGCACCAGCAACAACAGTGGGCGCACGCATGTGTCCACACGGTAACATGACACGCATCTATGGTATGACTGGTAAGTTCGGTCCATACAAAGGACACTTCTGTCCTGCTAAACAAGGTGACCCAAGCAAGTGTGCTACTCAGTATGTAAAGGCAGGCTCACCTGAGTTTGCATCATTTGTAGCCGACCAGACAAAAGCATAATTGAAAACTCTACGCCGTAGTGTAGGCAAAGCAGAGGTGGGTGGAGAACCATTGCCCCCACCTTTTCAAGCCTTCCAACGAGAAGGAATTATTCTTAGGCGTGCAGAGGTAACTGTAATTGCTGGCACACCTGGTGCTGGTAAGTCAAGTATTGCATTACATATCGCAGCAAGATTAAAACAACCAACACTATACTTCTCCGCTGATACTAATGCACATACTATGGCTATGCGTTTGCTTGCACTGCGAGCAAAGATACCCCAAGCACAAGCCGAACTAATGTTAAAGACACAGCCAGACACAGCCGAAGGTTTACTTCGTGAGTATGGAAATATGTACTGGTCATTCGAACCAAGTCCTACACTTAGAGATTTAGATGAAGAAGTATCTGCATTTGAAACTATGTGGGGCAGAAGCCCAACGCTTATTGTTGTAGATAATCTTATGGACATTGCAATAGATGGACATGAAGAGTTTGCTGGCATGCGTGCAGTTATGAAAGAACTTAAGTATCTTGCAAGAGATACTAATGCAGCAGTGCTAGTCTTACACCACACACAAGAAGGTTCACTTGGCTATCCATGCCAACCACGCTCAGCCTTACAAGGTAAGGTTGCACAAATACCAGCAATGGTATTGACCATAGGTCAGATGATGCAAGGGCAAGACGCATACTTATGCGTAGCCCCAGTTAAAAATCGTTATGGTAAAGCAGACCCAACAGGTAACACATACATATCATTATCATTCGACCCAGCATCTATGTATCTTGAAGATGTTGTCAGAGACTATAGACAGGACGCAATGTAATGAGTAGCGCAGCCAAAGCCAAAGGCTCAGGAGCCGAGCGAGATGTAGTTAAATACTTAAAGGAACAAGGCTTCCCGTATGTTGATAGGCGTTTGGCTGGTGCTACATTAGACAAAGGTGACATCTCAGGTATACCTGGATGTACCATTGAGATAAAGAACCACGCTAAGATGGACTTAGCAGGGTGGACAGAAGAGTTGATAGTCGAGATGGCTAACGACGGTGCATGGACAGGTGTAGTGTGGCACAAACGCAAAGGGAAGGGGAACCCTGGCGATTGGTATTGCACTATGCCTGCTCATGTATGGGTAGACTTATTACAGAGAGGACTAAAATGATAGTAACCAAAGAAGTTAAAGTAGGTAAAGTTTGGATGAGCGCAGGTGTCAATAAAAGTTTTGGTGCAGGTTTCTCAATAGATGAATATTCTTTTGACATACACTTTATTTGTTTTTGGTTTGCAATTGTTTGGTAAATGAAACCAAGCATTGAAGAATATCTTAACTACATAAGTGCTGAGATACCAGCAAAAGGTAGTGGCTGGCGTAAGATGAAGTGTTGTTTCCATATAGATTCACATGCATCAGCAGCAGTTAACTACGACAAGAACGCCTTTGTCTGCCACGGGTGTGGTGTCAAAGGCGATACTTATTCCCTTATCATGTACAAGGAAGGCATTAACTTTCATGAGGCTAAGCAGTTCGCAGAGACAGTTCTTACTACAGGCGACTACACGGTACAGCACAGCAATAGACAGCGCATCGGTCTATCTATCAAGCCGTCAACTCTCGGTAGACGAGGCAAAAGTATTTCACTTGGGAGTGGTAGAAGACCCACTTCCAGGGCATGAACCATACAAAGGTAGACTAGCCATACCTTACATCACGCCATCAGGCGTAGTTGATATTAGATTCAGGGACTTAACAGGCACACACGATGCTAAATACATGGGACTAGTCGGTGCTGAAACTACTATGTTCAACACACAGGCTTTGTTTGTTGCTGACAAATACATATGCGTAACCGAAGGTGAGTTCGATTGTATTATGATGTCAGTCAAGACACGACACCCAACAGTAGGTATACCTGGGGCTAACAACTGGAAGAAACATTATGCTAAATTACTTGATGACTTTGACACAGTGATAGTACTAGCCGATGGCGACGCACCTGGGCTAGAGTTTGGTAAGAAGATTGCTCGTGAGTTGGGTAATGTAAACATCATCAGTATGCCCGATGGTGAAGATGTCAACAGCATAATGATTAGAAGCGGAAGTGAATGGATAGACAGGAGAATCAATGAGTGCATTGCCAATGGATGATAGTTTCTGGAGGCATGTAGAAAAAGCAAACTTTGTTTTATCTATACCTGTTTCAGATAATCGCAGCATGGATGCTATGCAAGTACTCTATGACATCTATAAAACAATAGATTACGACCCGAAAGAAGCAAAACAATTAGTTATATCTATGGCTGCAATCCTATTTGCTGCACATAACGGTACTGCCGACCAAGTATGGGAACAGTTAGTAGTAGACAAAGCAAACAAAGACCTAGACAAAACTCTCAAGGAGATACTCGATGAAAAGTCATAGAGATGTATTAGATATTATGCAAGAATTGTATGCAATTTTAATTGCAAAGCATGCAGACTATGGTCCGATGAACATTGCAGGTGCACCTGGTGGTCCAATGAACGGACTAAGAGTCCGTATGTATGACAAGTTAGCACGGCTCAACAACCTAGTAGATACAGGCGACACGCCCAACTACGAGAGTATCGAAGATACCCTTATAGATATGGCTAACTATGCAATAATTGGGTTACTTGTTCAGCGCAATCAGTGGGCTGGCATTCCTGATGGGAAACCAAATGAAGAGAGTCGTCGTCCTTAGTGACTTACAGATTCCGTATCAAGATAATAAGGCTGTAAATAATGTCATAGAGTTTATTGCTGACTACAAGCCAGACGAACTCTGGTGTGTAGGTGATGAGTTAGATGCACCTGAGCCTAGCCGTTGGAACCGTGGCATGGCAGGTGAGTATGCAGGTACACTACAAAAAGGTATTGACCAGACTACTGAAATCATTAGTGAGTTCAAAAAAGCACTAGGTAAGAAACCGTTTTACATGCAGCGGTCTAACCATACTGACCGTATAGATACATACATACGCAAAAATGCACCAGCATTCTCTAGTCTTAGGTCGTTAGAAATAGAAGAACTGTTAGGCTATAGCAAGTTAGGTGTTACATACTTACATCAAATGCATGAGTTGCTACCTGGATGGGTAATGGCACACGGTGATGAAGGTGTACTTAACAAGGTTCCTGGCGGTACTGCGTTGGCTTTAGCCAAACGCTTTGGCAAGTCAGTCGTATGTGGACACACACATAGAACAGGTTTACAACATGACACTGTCGGTATGTACGGCAAGACATCTACCCTTTGGGGATTAGAAGTTGGTCACATGATGGACATGAAACAGGCTACATACTTAAAGTCTGGCACTGCCAACTGGCAGCAGGGTATTGGTATATTGGTACAGGACAACCGCAACAAAGTAATACCGTATGCCGTGCCTATTGTTAATGGTGAGGTCTGTCTACCCTAATGAATTACATTGCAGATTACAACGACATGGTTCAAATGTTAGCAGCAGAGTACGCTAACAAATATAAAATGTTACAAAAAAATGATATTGCTCAAGAGTTGTGGGTCTGGTTTGTTGGACATGATACTAAACTAAAAGAGTGGGAAGACCTAGAACAAAAAGATAAAGACAAACTCATTGCTAAATCATTGCGTAATGCTGCACTTAAATACTGTGAACGAGAAAAAGCCAGGAGTATTGGCTATGACTTATCTGATTTATATTACTATGATGCATCAGTTATAGAGGCATTCTTGCCTTCTATCATTGGAAATACATATGAGATACCTCAATCCATACAAGACCTTAACGTTAAGTTTGGCACAGGTCAAGCATCTGAAGGTAACAACTGGTTGTCATTACGCTCAGATATAGCAAAAGCATTTAACAAGTTATCAGAAATGAAACAAAATATATTAAGGCTACGCTTTAGTGTAGAGTCTCCTGACTGGGCAATACTATCTAAAGATATGGATAGCACACCTGACGGTGCACGTATGAAAGTGCAGCGAGCAGTCAACTCTTTAATCAAAAACCTAGGTGGCTGGAAGCCATACAATGACTGACGACCTTAGAGGGGTACCTACCTTTGCATGTATATGTGGCTGTCTCATGTTTGAGATAACAGTTATGTGGGATGCAGAGACAAGAGAAGTAGGATGGTATGACCTTGCCCAAAAGTGCAAGGACTGCGGGATAGTAACAACAGCACCAACACCTATAGACTGGAAAGATTGTGAGTGAACAAAGATTAAAAAAGTCTTGTAACCGTACGGTGTCAAAGGCTCAAATGACACACGATGACTACAAAATTTGGGTTCAAGACGGAGAGTATGTTGGTTGGTTGTACGATAGTACACGCAATAGGTATTACTTTAACGATATTGCTTTTAGGTTAGAAGAAATGTTTATGATTAGTCATATCAATAGGGAACGCAAATGACATTTGATTTCAAGTGCAAGCACTGCACTACAGTTACAGAAGTAAATGAGAACATAGCACCAGCATGCGAAACTTGTGGTAACACAATGGAACGTGTATGGTCAGCCGTAGCCGTTAAGTTTAACGGCACAGGCTTTTACTCAACAGGAGGATAGATGGAATACCCAGACTGGGAAGGCACACCTAACTGTAGGAGTGTAGACCCAAACACTTTTTTTACACCAGAAAACAGCAGCACATACGGAGACATAGTAACGCTCAAGCGTATCTGTGGTAACTGTGAGATTCAAAAGCAGTGCCTAGACTATGCTCTCAAGCATGAGGTCATGGGATTCTGGAGCAGCACAACAGAGTATGAACGCAAGAAGATTAGAAAACAACTTAACATTATACCTCAACCGCTATACCTAGGCTACCCATAAATGCAGAAAAGACCCCCGCTAGGTAGGATAATCTACCTAAACGGGGGCTTCTAGTCTGTATGGGGCTGCTATGCCCCTAAAATGGCTACTCTTGTGAGCCTATACCATAGTCTCCATCGTTTTTATCAGCCCATTTAATGGCTGGTGCAGCCAGTGCGCCTATCATAATAGCGTACTGTGGTGCTAAGTCTGTGAGCAAAGCGATGCCCATCACAACTGCCGCTGCTGCTAGAGCGCGAAGGTATGATTTAACTGCTGTAACCTGCTTCTTGTTTAACTTAAATGTTTTCATTTGTTATCCTTTTTTGGTAGGGGTTTTACCTTTGCTATTACCTTGTTGATAGTCTTTGGCTTCTTTAGCCAAGGGAACCAAGGTGACTTATCATCCTGGTACTTTGGCTTGATTGAGATATGCACGTGCTTATTGTGAGGGTTACTTCCCGTGTACTTACGAAGTCCGTTACTAACACTCCAGATACGACCCTTGAAGATTAAGTAATCTACTCTTGGGTCTTTCTGTAACTCAAAGAATACGTCGTCTCCACTGATACCAAATGCTGGGTCGTGGGTAAGGTCTACTGCTAGACCTGTGTTGTGGTCTGAATCAGGACTGGCTTTGAGGTGAGCAGCAGACGGAAGCAACCCATCGCTTGCCTTGTTCCTCTTGGGAAACAATGCCGTCGCTTGACGTAGCACAGCAATTGCAGCAGGTGTGGCTTTCTTGACTACAGGTTTCATTCATCGTCCTCATCTTCCCAATCGTGCATTCCATAATCTGGGTTAGTTGTTATTGGACCCCATAATTCTTCTAATGGTTCTAGAAATCCCATTGTTAATCCTTACCTCGTTGTAATATAATTTGATAAAGTATTTCTACTTTTTCTTCAAGCCTTGTAACGCTATCTTTGAGGCTTGACCCTCCATTGGGTTTAAGTTCATTAAGAAATCCTTTGACTAGCCAGCGAACTGAACCTGCAAAACTTGCACAGATGGTCATAACGCCTACGGCTACTCCAACCCATTCTAATACTGTCATTACACTGTCCTTATTGTTATGTCTAGGATTCCACCAAAGCCATCAAAGCGTTTATCTGGTGGAGTCATACGAGTAAAGGCAACCTGTTCAATAATTGCTTGAAGAGACTCACCAGTTGTTAGGTCTTGCCAGGTTATTACATCTCCTGCTGCTTCTATTAGTTCAAGTGCATTGATTCTAGCCTGCGCTCTACCTTCATAACCAGCAAGAGTATTGTATCTATCTGTTTCAATATCAAAACAATAAACAGGAAACTTAATAACCCGCTGACGCGGGGTAGCAATAGTTGATTTGGCTTGATAGCCTTTAAATATTGGACCAGTAGATGTAGTTGTAGCATCACGAGCAAAGTCAAATCTATAAGCAATAAATTCTTGCGCTACTTGCGGTTGAGATGTTGCAACTTCTACTGAACGAACACCAACATTATATTCAATGTGGTCAAATACAGTACCATCTGAAGTTACGCTGTTAAGAGTAAGTCCACCAGCAGTAAAAACTCCGCGTCCAATAAGACGCTTAAAGTTTTTAGGTTCTAATGTTCCATATCTAATGTTGCCTGTTGTCAATGAACCTGTGGCTGCAAGTGTAGATGTAGATTGGATGGCTATGCCATTACTGCCAGATGTAGCAAATGCTATCTGGTCTGTATTACCTACAAAGTCTACGCTTATGGCGTGTCCCGTTATGTTTGTAAAATTAGCGTCTGTTGCATATGCAAAGCGCAAGTTTTCAATCTCATTACCTAAATCAATTCTATACAATCCTGCAAATGTAGCCACAGTTCCAGTTACATATATAAATCTATCACGGAATGCAAAGTCTAATCCCGTATTGCTTGCTTCAATAACAAGCGGACCATAAGATATTGACCCGTCTTGGTCGGAGATGTTTGCAATTCGAACACCCTTAGATGTTCCAATAATTAAATAACCTAGATAGTCTTCAATCCTGTTTACTATCTCTCCATAAGGCAAACGTGCTGCAACTACACCTGATGTTAAGATAGGCATTGCACCAGCAACAGATAAAGTAAACTTATATATAGCAGAAATACCACCAGCATAGCCAGCAGTATAAATGGCAGAGCCACTTTCGGTTATAGATGTCCATTCCCAAGCACTATTAGGATGCGTGTATAGCGCCGTAGGCAGGGCTGTGGGCGTCACAGCACCCGTTAACTCAAAAACAGATGCGCCAATACAGGCTACTAGTCTTTGTTTAACCCACTCAATAACAATTTTAGAACTACCAGTTGTATAGTATCCAGTCATAGCAGCAGTGTCGCTTATGTTTCCAACAAATATACGAGTATCATCTGCCACAAATACACGACTACCATCGGTAGTCACATCAACAATGTTAGCCCTACCAGTAGTTGAATAAGTAACTACAGTTCCTGCTGCCGTGTAGTCCATTAGGGCTGTAGCCCCTACAGTCCAAGCAAGAATCTTGTTGGTTGTGCCATTCATTATAGATTTTATTTTATAAATACCAGTAGTAACACCAGTTAGATTGGCTGTTTCTTTAAGTAAAGTAACCTGTCCTTTAGTCCAGACATCTACGTTAGTGCTATCGGCAAAGCGATATAGTACTGTCTCACCAGCAGATGGGTCATAGAACTTAATACCTGTACCAGTATGGAAAGATGATTGACTTCTAATCCACCAACCAGTAAGCGTTTGCTCTCCTGGCTCAATAGAGTTATCAAACTTTTCTTTTTGATAGGGAGCAGTAACGCGCTGATAAGGGCGTGCATCAGAGATAGCATAGATAAATGGTTGTCCACCTACGGCTACATCGTAGGCTTCAGCGGTATTAGTCCAAGTAGCAGATGAAGATGTGATACCAATGTCCACGGCAATAGCACGTATGGCTCTGCCTTCGGTTATGTCTCTTGGTGCCATAGCACATCCTTAAATGGTAGGTTTGCTTTTATGTAAATGATTAGAGAACTACGGTCGCTGCTTACAGAGCAATCTCTTTCCAACTTAATT